AATAAGCTTAATACTCTTTTAAAAGTAGTTTATTTGAATCATAAACTCTTAGATGAACACGGGAAAATCATCTTCGGAAATGGAGACCCTCAAACAGGATTATGTTTTAAGATTGAGGAACATAAAAAAATACTAGATAGGCATGACTCAATCTTTAAGTGGATGGTTGGTCTGTTTACAGCGGGAATAATAGCTGCTATGACTGCTGTTTTTAATTTATTTAGATATCATAAAGGGTAGATAAAAGAAGTTGAACCTTTAACATTAGGAGGATTTATGTATTTAGTATTAATTATTATCTTAGTTCTTTTATGTATAGGCGGATTTCCAGTTTGGCCTCACAGTGCAAATTGGGGATATTACCCCAGCGGTGGAATTGGATTAATCGTTATCATTTTAATAATCGTTTTGCTATTGAGAGGGTGATATGAACGGAGCAATCGTACGACTTGAACATTCAATTCAAGGTGATTTAGGAGCATGGCTCTTTGATGGAGTAATTTTCTGTTTTACTTTGCAGCCGGATGAAACCGATGCAGGGAGATTCCATTTACCGGCGGGGGATTATATCTGCACGAAATACAATAGCCCCAAGCATGGCATGACCTTTATCATCCATAGACCGGAAACGCCTGTATCCGTCGACGGGCATGATTATCTCGAAGTCCACGCAGGTAATGACATTGAAGATACTCTGGGCTGTACGGTCATCGGTTCTTCCGTAGGCAAATTAAAAGGAGACAGGGCTGTATTGAACAGCGGCTTGACATTTCAACTCTTTCAGGAGTATACTAAAGACGTTGATTCGTTTACACTGAAAATCATTGACTGTTATACAGCGTGAGGTGAATTATGAAAGACTTTTTCTTAACTAAAATATTACAATATTTAAGCCGCCGTTTTGACGGCTATAAAACCTACGCCGGCGCCGCGGGAAAAGCACTTGCTGGCCTGGGAACTCTCATTAGCGGAATTATCGGACTAATCGGTATTGCATTCCCCGACCAAGGTCTGCCCCAAATGGACATACAATCCGCACTAGGACTTATTGGCGCGGGTGCTTTTGCCATCTCGTCAGGTCTCTCAAGTTATGGCGTAGGTAAAAAACTCGATAAAGCGGCTGACCAAAGAGTTGCAATATCAGAGACAGCCCAGAATCAAAGAATTGACATAGCAGCCATAGCTCAGACTGATACAACTCGTGCCGGTGGATTAGCACCGCGGTAGAAGTAAAAAGATGTTACTAAAAGACTTATTTAATAAATTCAAGAAGTGGCTTGCTTACAAGCCTGAGGATGTTCAGCTTTCGGGGCCACCTGATCCTGACGAATTTACTGCCAGAGAAATGCCGACACCGAAGGATGACATAACGAGCATAGGCTCAATTAAAATTAAATTCTAAACATGAAAGGGGAAAGAACTATGAGTTGGGCAACAGTTTGGGAAGAAATGAAAAGTTGGTTTGTAAACGAAGGCAAAGAACTGGAAGAAGAAATGGGGCCTTTTGTAAAGACGTTTGCCAGTGCAATCGGTCAGGCTACATTGACCGCCGCCACTAAAGCTGTGGCAGTTTTTGCAGCACAAGAACTCACCGGAGTAGCAAAGCAGGCGGGAGCCTATAATCAGATCGTGAACGACCTTAAAGATCAGGGATTGACAGCTGCGGTTAGCCTTGTGAATGATTCTATTGGTGTGGCTTTGGCAAAACTTAAAGCGACTCCTCCGGCGGCAAGCTAACAGCAATAAAAAAGGCGGGATTTAATCGTCCCGCCTTTGCTTTATTCGGTTGTTGCGTCTTTAGCGCGGATTCATAAGCCTACCTCCATTCTGCGAACGGATTATATTCATGAACGTGTCTTTCTCTCTGAGTAAGAAGTTCTCTCTCTGTCATCCTCGGAGCCACGGGAAAAGCAAAGGTCAAAGCCAAAGCATCCGCTAAATCAGGAGAACGTCCAAGCCTCTTTTTAACCTGATCCTTGTCCTCAAGAATTATCTTGCCGTTAGTGAAAGAATAGGTCGGTGTCGTCATTTCAGCTACAAGTTCAGGAATAGGCGGCAACATACCACCACCCTTCACCCAATCAGCCATTGCAAACCACATCTCAGCCCGTTTGTTTCGATATCGCGGATCAATTGCTGGCCCGTGGAACTGAACGCCCAAAGGATGATAACCGGCTGTATGTAGATTATCAATCACACCGTGTCCCCAATGGCCGGTATCGTCTATAAAAAAAGCGTCGCACTCCCAATCTTTCTTGATGACAGCGCATTTAGCGGCTATGTCAGTTGTTCTAACCTGCCGCATTATCGTAGGCATCCCTGCAAAAAGCCCTTGCCGCGGAAAGATAACAGTTCGATCATCGCCAAACCTTGCAACATCAATCCCTAACACTCTGCCAGCCCACTCAAATTGATCTGCCTTTAAATGTACTTTCATCGCCGCTTCGACTTCTTCAATACCCAGTAAAGCATTAAAACCTTGCGGCGGGAACAGACCAAGGATTGTAGCCATTACCCAGGGATTCTCTCTCCCGTGAGTTTCGATCTGTTCTTTGGCGTAGTCTATTGAAACGCGACTTGTCCTGTTTGGATCTTCAGGGTCAGCGGTAACAGTGACCACTTTCCATTGTCCTCTTAGCGTATTGCAGATTTGATATAATAATCCGTTTGTTGATGTAGGATTTCCACCAGTCGCAATTAAAGCATCTTTAGGATCGCCTGTGAATATTTGTTCTGCAGCCCTCCCTACGGCAACGGCCATATCTCCAATTTCATCGAGTAGAATAAAAGGGTATTTGCTATGCAGTCCCGACAATGCCCTACCGATAGCGTCCGCATCGGCATCTTTAGCGTAAGACCGCGCAGATAAAAACCAAGTCTCTGGATGGTCTTTTGCTTGTATTCTTTCCTTGTGCCACTCGAAGGCATTACTTAGGTAGGTTGATTGTGATTGCCACTTAGAGAGTTCCGGCCAGAGGTTATCAGAGAGATTGTCTTTTGTAATTGATAGTGCCGCGCCTTTTGGATGTTCTCCCTTATCGGCAAAACATGACAGCCTCCACCAACCGATGAGAGCGAGAACCATTGTGTTATGAGTGCATATAAAATCGTTTGTAAGATAACACTGTGATTCGTGGGCTACTTGAATACACATAGATTCCGCATCTTTTATCTGTTCAATCTTATCGATAAATCGCGTTAGATACCGTTGTTGTGGTAAAGTCCACCGTTTTGATTTTCTTTCTACCTTGAAAGGATTAAACGGTAGAGCTAACGTTACGCGATAACAAGTACGGCATATTATTTTTTCACCAGTTATTTTATCTTTATATGAGCCCTGTTTTTCTCTTATCCTACCCGCTACCCCACCTAGAGACCTTACAAGCCATGCCACATCTGCCACAAGCTTCCGGGAAGTGCAATCAAAACTAATATTATTATCTGTAGAGATACAACCATCAGTATCAAGTAATCCAGCGAGAATGTCCTTTCTTTGTTGGATTGATGATTGCTTGTAAAGAGGTGGAATAAACCGTTCATGGCTGCCCAATTCTGATAAGCCCAGATCCCTCAACTCTTTTAAAATCCCATAAATAGTGATATTTTTTCCTTCATTGGTGCGCCGTGTTGTATATCCTCTTTCAATAACTTCATTGTCGATTTCCGCGTCCATCCACGATGCGCTGCTTGTTTTTCTACAACCATCACCCAACCACGCACCCAAAACATAAGGATCTAAACTTAGATCAATACGGGGAAGTATCACGGCTGCTTGCGTTGGAATTTCAAATTGCCTTCTCGTTTTTCCATCGTTTGATTTATTGCGTGTTATGATTTGTTCTAAACTTATAACTGACCACCCATCAGCGGGAGTTCGCCAGTGTCTTTGGCTGATAGCAAGAGCCTCTTTCTTATCGCTCCATTTACCACCACGCTGCTTTACGTGCCGCCTTTCGGTACGTCCGCGAACTTTCCATAGATGTTCGCGGCAACATTCTGTTTCTGATCCATCATTGAAAGTAACACGAAAAACAGGAATAATACCCTGCATAAAAGTATGTAGAATTATCGTTTGAGTTCCATCGGGTGCAAAAACACTGTCCCCCGCTTTGAGATCACCCCACCGGCGAAGACCATCGGGTGTATTTAGCAACATATTTACTGGTTGCGCTTT